TGCTGCTGCTGCTGCTGCTGCTGCTGCTGCGTTTTTCCAAGCGCCCCACCGGATCAACAAGATCGACAGTTGCAATGGATCTTCCTTGTTTTTGAACACGATCTATAGCCAAAGCGTCTTTCAACGTGAAACAACCTCCTGTTGTCGAAATAGCAACGTCTTTTTTCTTCGGATAAAAAAAAACGTGACCTTCACCATCACTATCCCGACCTTCCGGAGGACCTGTGGGATCGTCATTCGCAGTTCGTCCGCCGGAGGTTTGCTCACGAAAAACCGGACGGTGGGACCACATTGAACAGTTTCCACCGTCGTCATTTCTTGTTTTCACTTTGCAATTTGACGACACGTTTTTGCGACTAACAGACGTTTTCGGAACTTTAACCAATTGATCGGTTCTCGGTTTCTCCGACATTTTTTGTTCACAATTTGGTGTTTGGGAATTTCAGCGATCAAAGGATGAAAAAATCACTCCGTCTTCACATTGACTAATCGTGTTTTCCACTTGTTTCCCACTTGTTTCCCACGTATTTTACACGTTTTTTTACACAGATTTCCCACGTATTTTACACGTTTCTTTACACAGATTTCCCACGTATTTTTTATTGTTTGCAAAAAAACGAAAAACGGAAGAAAAACACGACTAAAAAAAGAATTTCCCCAACGTTGAACAAGTCGACACTGCAATGAGAAAACAGCTGTTTGACAAACCGAAATGTCGACTGGTCACCTCCCAAGTCATCACCCACCCACCCCGCCTCATAGCAACCAAGGCCGCATTCTGGGGTCGAGATAAGATGAGACAAGGACGAACGGAATTCAGAGAACATTTGGCCCCATAAAAACATCTGAAATGACTCATCAACTCATTGTTCAGCTTGATTTCACAACCAGCAACGTCCCTTCCTCACTGTATCGACTCCAGTTGCAACCAGATAAAAGCCACGATACGCAATCAGCGCTTCAGTCGTTTTTGTGCATTGCACATCATTCCTCAATTTCTGGATCGCGCTTTTAGTTCCCAATTTTTCAAGCAATCGCCTCCTCCAGCATGTCCGGGAGAATGCATTGCATTTGAACATTGAAAACTTTTCACACGATTTTGTTTTTTTTTTGCAATTGTTATTTCTGTGTGTGTGTGTTTCGGATTTTGCTTTCAGCCGATAACTTTTATGCAATTGAAGAAGTGTCCGCAGAAAGCAAAATGAGACTCATAAATAATCGTTTTATGTGCCATGAAATTCGTCAATTGTTTCAATGGTCAGTTTTGTGTCTTGCAGTAACCACCATCACTCCGATTCGATGTTACAGTGATTGATGCTGAAACACAAAACTTCGGGTCGGACAGATGGTGTTTACTGCTTGCGACTCTGAAACATCACTAGTTTGGAATTAATTTGATAATTGTTGTAGATTGACAAAACCCTTTGCTTTGTGCTAAAAAAAAACACATTATTTCTAGCTGGTTTGTGATGTCAGTTTTGTGATTGTCAATTGTGCTTCTTTTTTCTTGTCTTAAATGGCAGTGCTTTTGACGATTTCAAAACAGGTCATCGATGCATTTCTTCAATCTTTGTTTTGTCCTGCATATTATTTGATAAAACAAAAAACGTTGCATCTGTGCCATCGACGAACACATTGAAAGTTGTCGTGAATGCACCGAACAAAATCAAGAGATCCGATGAACGTCTTTCGCTGTTTGTATTGAATTCCTATTATTAATTTCAACTTCAGTTAAAATTTTACAGAGAATGTATACATTGACTTGTTGTTTGCCATTTGTGTCATTCTGTTTTTTCTAGGATTCCTTTCGCAATTCGCTTTCGTACGATTCAACCCTGGTGTGTTCGGTGGGCGTCATCAGCAAAATGCCGGGAACAATATTTCCGTTTTGCATTTCTTGAAACATGAAAGACATCCATGTTTGTTCGAACGGCATTTCCCATGTATTTTTGAGAAACATTTTTTTGTTCCCTTCCTTCGACACTATTTGCGGCCAATTGCAATAATAAATATCTCCCAGTGCATACGGAATTCCTTTGTGATTTAAAATTGTTTTAAAAATCGTTTTTGGTGCATTGTCATCAAATCCAGATGCGGGAAGGCTTGTTTTCATCGGCCAATTTCTTTCTCTGACATGTTGAGGAACGTTGTACCAAGCCCACTGAGTCCCGTTATCTCCATAAAATTCCGTAAAATTTAATTTCAGGAAATCTAACGCCTCTTTATGGATAATTTCGAGAGTTTTCATGTAAAATCTGTCGGTAAATCTGATGAATCCATTTCTGCATGTGACTGACTGATGTGAGAATAACATGTCGTCTTCAAAGAAAAACATGAAATCGAAACCCGTGTTTTTGAAATGCTCAGCGATGAATTGTCTTCCTCCACAAATGCCTAAATTCCCCTGCTCGGGGACGATGTGTTCAAAATCGAATTTGTAGCACAAGGCTTGGTACGGCTCGAAAGTCGATTTGTCGGTCGAATTATTCAATAAATATCTTCTCGGTTTTTTCAAAAAGTCTCCATCATACGACTCCATAGACTCGATTAATTTCTCAAACTGTTTTGGACAATTGAAAGAAATAACGTACAACGCTACGTTTAATGAATTTAGATCGATTGTATTGTTTTCATTTGTTCTTTCGTCCCACATTTTCAAAACTGCATCATTAGTTTTTACATTTTCAAAAAACCGTTCGATGAGACCATCACTTCCAATTTCAAAAACGTCCACGAGGTCGACGTGTTTAGCACACATGATACTGAAAATAGACTCATCGGTTCCCATGAGACGGTCCTCTAATGTCGTGTTCAGAAGTTTCAAATAAATATCGTTAATTTCAGCAATCGTGTTTTTTGGACCACCAAAAAACCCACATCTGGCGACATTTAACACCTGAGAGCCAGCCATGTCATTAAGTCGTTGGTAATTGAAACCGTGAATTTCATTCTCTACTGCATGATATGGAAAACAAATGAACATAAATTTGGAAATCAGTTTTGGGATTTGTTCCAAAACATTATCATTGGTGAAGAGAACAGGATTGACCTTGTGAGCAATCCCGCCATCCAACCAAAACATGTAAGAGGAGTCAAACGTGTCCATTTCAGCGGCTTCGGACAATAGGAGCATCCTACTCATCACCAATGGATTGTAATCTTTCAGAACTGCCTGAAGAGACCGACTCAACCAACCTGTCGAGTTCAACCAATTTGGATTGTTTCTAATTGTTTGAATTTTGATGAAGAATTCATGCCGTCTGAACCAATCGACAGACCTCGTCACAAAACGTGTTGTTTGTTTCGATCTTCTTTTTTCAACAAATTGTCTTAATTCATCGTTTCCAAAAATAATCATATTGCATTTGATCGGCAATAACAATTCCAACTTGTCCATGTAATGTTGATAAGATCTACACAAACCGGCGTTTAAGTCGTGCCTGCCTATGTCCCAAATGCCAGTGACAATTGTTACGCGACTCATTTTTTTTTTCTAATTTTGACTCACGTTTTTTCTCATTTTTGTCCATTTTCCGTTTGCATTGAAAAACGGAGTTTCCAGTCAACTACATAGATGGTATAAATTTCGTTCGCAACAAAATTAGTTTCAGAAAACGAAAGAAAAAAGGTTCAACCAATCAACAAGTGACGAGGTCGATGACGTGATGAAATACTGCAGGCGTTCCCTGGGGATTCACTTCATCAAAGCTTTGGCACTTTTGAATGCACAGATTTAATGGAAATCTGAACGCAAAACGCATCACGGAAAACAAATGAGAAGGCGAAACGCACATTGAAACTAAATGCCGAGAGTCGTTGCTCAACAAAGCAATTCCAAAGAGATATGGATCATCACTCTTTGGTGTCTGTGCAGTCGATTCATCACATTCAACGAATGCACTGTTATTAGGACAACCGTTTTCTTCATTTTGAAAGTGTTGACGTTTGGACGATTCTTTTAAATTGGACCAGATTGATTTGGACCCGAAGATTTCCTTTTTTCCATGAGGTGAAATGAGAACCGCGTGTTCGAAAAAAAATACAGCGACGCGTTTGAAAACGTCATCGGTCCAATCTTTAAGATGAAAAACCTGAATTAGTTCGGAGACGTTGAACACATGAATAGCGTTCAATGAAACGTCACGAAGAACAACGGAAGGCGAAGCCAAAAACCAATACGTGTCCAATGCTGACGAACCATTTTCAACAATGAGCGAAGATGATTGAGGTGAATGCCAGTTTTCACACCTTGAAGATGCGATCCACAATCCCCGCAATCCAGAGAAAACCTGAATTTGCGTTTTCGTTTGCGAAAGAAAATTGCCCCTTCTCAGACTTTGATTTTGCAAGGCATCGTCATGCGATCTTTTTCTTCTTCTTTTGGTTTTTTTGGCATTCCATCCTACGGTAGACACAGTCGGGGTGTGTTCCTTGCTCATTGCCGCCTCGTCTCGCTTGTCATTTTCCCCTTCTTTTTTGAATAAACCTGAAAACAGGAATTGCTTGACCGGTGTTTTGAAAAACGAATATTGGCTTGACGAACTGCTCCCCATTTTCCTTTTTTTTTGTTTTCCTTTTTTTGTTTTCTTTTTTTCCCTTTCAGTTCTGTTTTTCCCCCCACCCCCTGCTAGTAGCCGCGAGAATCAGTGGAGTTCTGCGATTACGGTGCAGCACCCGACATGAATGCGACAATAGCCACTGCGATGACAATGACAGCCACTGCAACGAAAACACCTGCACTCGTGTTCGATTTCTGCGGAACCGGTGGCCAGGGTGTGGGACGAATTGGACCAGGTGTTGCTGTCGGTGACGGTGGCAAGGTCGGAGTCGGAGTCGGAGTCGGAGTAGGCGTCGGCCCCAATGTCGGCGAAGGAAACTTGCAATTAATATTTGCCGTGTTGTCTTTGATGGTCACTGCATTGCCTCCCAAAGCGTCAATGATAACTTGACACATATTTTGAGGGCACGTTTTCTTTGATGCCGGATCAACTGCATTGTTTAAAGAATATGGGTCTACGCAGGGAATGTACCAACA